ATGTGCAGTAAGTGTCTACCTAAGGACGAGGAGGAATAAAATGCCAGAGGTAAACTTTGACTGGGTTAAAGGTCAAATGCAGGAGGCAAAGGTTAAGGTTGGTGTTGGAACCGCCATACTTAAGCTACTTGAAACCTGGAACGAGATGAAGTTATCTAGTAACCAGGTAAAGGAAACCGTCGAGTTGTTTACAAAACTTGCGGTGAACCACTCGATACTTCCAGATAAGCCAGACGAGGTATGGACTGACGCTCAACCGGGCGCCATACTTGTCGGTGATGAGGTACGTGTAAAGAGTGATGCGTACGACGGAGATACTGGAGTTATACACAACGGAAGACGCGGAAAGGTAGTCGCGGTACGCTACGGCGACATAATCTTTAAGTCTAACGATGACAAGGCACCAGTTCTTGATGGCACGCACTACACACCGTATCAACTACAGAAGAGAGTTCGCTAGTGAGACTTTCTATCGACTACATCGTCTCAGGAAAGAACCTTGCCGAGGTTAGAGACAAGGCCACGGCCGAGTGGAGACGCATAATGGGAAATGAAAACGAGGATCTACCTGCTCTTGCCGAGATTAAGTTACGCAGCAATGAACAAGGTGGAGAACTTATCGGATATGTAACTGTAAATACTAAGCTGGAGGACTAGGTAACATGACAGATAATACTGAAAATACACTTCCACGCGTCGAGGCTCTTAGGCAGGCTGCCGCGTTAATTTCTGGGTCGAGAGACACAGACTACGGAGGACCGTATGATAACTTTGGGCGCATAGCCGAGTTTTGGTCTACCGCGTTTGGAAGAAAGTTTACACGTAGAGACGTGGCAACCGCGTTGATACTTGTAAAATTATCTAGAGACGCAGGAGAAGGATCACCTTATAAGCCAGATACGTGGATAGACATCGCCGGATACGCAGGCTGCGGCTACGAGGTTGGACTAAAAGAAAACACCGCGGAATAGGCAGGACATCCGCGGTGAAGGCGGTATACAGTCCTTCCGTGGCTAACTAGGAGAGGTGTACACTTGTCTGATCTTAACTTTATTGACTGTAATGGTCTTGCCGGCTTCATGAGCCTAGGCTTTGTGCAGTCAGGCATGGAGATGAAACTACGCACTGGAACATTAAACTTTGGAAATCCGGTTGCCGAGGCTAACCGTCACCACCTTGGAGATAACTGGACGCATCACTTCTCAGATGATCCAGGCGAGTGGCCGGTTAAGAAAACTGACGTTGTCGTAGGTTGTCCTCCGTGCTCCGGATGGTCGGTGTGGTCGGGTGAGGCTAACCGTGGGCCTGACGCAAAGGCACACGAGCATACGCGGGCGTTTATGCGCTACGCAGGTAGAGTTGCTCCAAAGGCAGTTGTGTTTGAGTGTGTACAGCAGGCTTACACACAAGGTAGAGACGTAATGAACAGCTACCGACGCATGGTCGAGGATGTATCAGGTAAGAAGTATGATCTTTATCATGTAAAACACAACAACCTGCAGGTCGGTGGATTTTCATATCGCCCAAGATACTTCTGGGTAGCGGTAAGAAGTGGAATTAAGTTTAACGTGCCACACACGGAGCCAAAGGAACTTCCAAGAATTATGGACGTCATTGGAGATCTTGCAAAGATGCCGCAGTCATGGAACGAGCAAAGATACGTTGCTCCCGCAAGTAAGTGGGTTAAGCACCTAAGATCAAAGAGCGGAACTGTAAACGGTCACATGGGAAAGACCAACATACACGCTCAACGTATCGAGGAGGTGTTTGACATCATTGGAAACGAAGGTTGGCAAGGTAACGGTGATCTTGGTGGTGCGATTAAGAAGGCAGTAGACATGAACAACGGAGAGTTTCCACAGAAGTGGATCGACATATCTCCTAGAGTTTTACGCAAGAACTTTAAGCTAGGTTTCTCACAGCCTTATCGATGGAAGGAGGATCACTGGTGTAACGTTCTCACCGGATCAGCGCTAGATCACGTTATTCATCCAACCGAGCCAAGACTTATAACCCACCGGGAGGCTGCACGCATGCAGGGACTTCCTGATGACTGGGACATTGAGAGCGTTAGAGATTACTCGTCCTTATCAGCGGTGTGGGGCAAGGCTGTTGCGGTGCAGGCTGGAAAATACATCGCAACCGCGATAAAAAACTCGCTAGAGGGAAATCCTGAGGGAGACGCTCCTGAAAAAATTGGAGATCGAGAATTTTTAATCAACGCAGATAAGGACTTCTCCCGACACGCGGCGAAGAAAAAGTGGTACTCTAGTCCCATAGGAGCTAAAGGTTAATGATTAGAGACTACGACGAGGATCTTGTTCCACAGTGCGAGCTGTGCTGGATACAGGAAAATAGTGTCTGGGAGCCGGATAGCGTCGACGAGCGCGGAAACATCATCACACGACTTGTAAACGTAAGCGTTCCTCTAAATCTTAGCCCCGGTGCGGTCTGCGAGTGTATAACCTGCGGAAAGGTAACCGTGGTTGGAATATACGTACCTATCGAGTCCATCGAGGAGATGGTTGATGAGGAAAACGTTCCTGTTGAGGACGTAAATCCGGAGGAAAAGTAAAAAACCTGTGATATAATTGTCTCAATGACAAAAGGACAGGTACATGCAGACATTTTTACCACAGACTGACTCCTTTGAGCGTATTGCTCAGGAGCTCGACAACAAGCGATTAAACAAGCAGGTTCTTGAGGCGTGGCAACTTCTGTTAACTCTTACCCAACTCGATCCTCGCGGTGAACACCGTGACCCTAAAGGCTGGCGCAACCACCCTGCGGCGAAGATGTGGGCAGGGCATGAAAAGGCATTGGTTCTATACGCAAACACGATGTGTAAGGTCTGGCTAGAGCGCGGGTATAACTCCACCATGCTTCCTAAGATCGAGGCAACTTTTTTACGTGCCCTTGAGCTAGGTCGCGTTGAGGATAAACTTACGTATCCCTGGTGGATGAAGGATAACGACAAGTACGAGCAACTTGCCTCAACCCACAGGGTAGCTCTTCTACGCAAGGACTATCCCTGGTACTCGCAGTTTGGCTACCCTGAGGATAACGGGTACCGTCCGGAGTTCTACCAGTACCTATGGCCTGACGCAAACGGCGAACTTAACCTCGGTACGTTTAATAACCTGTAAGTAGCCCGATACGGCGCAGATCTCAGGCGCTCAGTTCCTCTCTAAGACACTTTCACGGGCAGGGCCATGGAATTACATGTTGAAAATTAGTCGGTGATTATCCACGCATTTTGACTCCACTTAGTATACGATGACTCCACTTACTAGTGATTTGGAGCAGGATGCAGGACTCAAGGAAGGGCGAACTCCTATGGAAGGAGTGGACCGGAGAGGGATATGATCCTTTTCTTGATGAATCGGTTGTTTTCTTTACCGACGAGCACGTTGATCTTGAGAACGAGTTAATCCGCCGTGCACTAGCATCAGCGCTTCAACGTGATGGAATATCCATAAGCCTAGGAAATGGTTTTCAATCAATTGACTCCGCAAGGATCTCGCAAGGTTACGCAGGAGAGGTTGACGGAGACATAGATCTTACTGTCTGTGATGAGGACGGAGAAACTCGCGAGGGAGATCTTGTAGATGAGATCTACGAGGTAACGTGGGTTGAGGTTTTGCGGTGACACTAAGACCCGGAGATCTAGACTGGCAGAAGGACTCAAGCTGCTCGCTTACAGAGAATGAAAAGTTAAGAGATTTCTTTTTCTCAACTGAACCTGCGGAGAAGTACCAGGCAAAAAATTTATGCTTTCAATGTCCTGTGCGAAAGGACTGCTTAAAGTGGGCGCTTGAACACCGACAGATCTGGGGAATCTGGGGAGGAAAGGACGAGGGAGAAATTCGTCGCACGCTTTCCGTGTCATGGAACGGACAGGAGTCACGTCGTCAACGTTTTCCACAGTGTCCATACTGCAACGCAAGACCGAACAAGCTTAAGACACTTGTGGTTGACGTTCCAGGCGGAGGCCGCTGGAGCACCATGCGTCTTGTTAAGTGTGAGGCGTGCGAGTTTACGTGGAGAAGTAGAACAAGCGCAAACGCTGTTGACGCATATCACATACAGCGTGAGGAAAAACTGCTTAAGGCTGAGCGTAAGAAGACAAAGATTAAGAAGAAAAAGAAGGAAAAACCGGTAAGGCTAGACTAGTCGCGGTTGCGGTATCTTTCCTCGCGACCAACAGGATCTCTAAGACGATCAACCCACCAGCGACACGCTCTTTCGTTCTCTGTTAAAGTTAATACTCCGTAGATGCGGCGGTTGTCAAGATACTGTGGAATGTTGTTTTCTCTTGCGGACATAGAGAACACCATGTACTCCCAGCGGTCAGAGTTCTCAAGGTACGTAAGTTTATCTATATATTCTCTCTTGATCAGGTACGTGCAGTGAACACAGTCGCAAAGAATTAAACCTCTTATCTTTTGATCTAGTATCTTGTAGTAAGGATCCTCCGGAACTATCGACCCGTAGTCATCAACCTTGTCATGGTAGTTTGCGTAGTACACTCCCATGTTTACACCCAGCTTGTCCGCATCCTCAGGTGTATCAGCGTTTTCGCGCAACGCAACCGCGTAGCGAAGCAGCGGCGCGACGATCGGAAGTTGAAGTGATACCAGCTCCCTAAGGGTCTCAGGAAACAGAAAGTTATCGATGTCGACCACGAAGTAGTAGTCCGAGTCCGTCTCTAGACACTGACGTAGGCTCTCCTGGCGTATTCTACCAAGTACGCGAAACCTCTCGCCGTTCCACTCGTGAACGCCAAACCTCTCCACGTTCTCTGCAACGCTACTCTTGTCATAGATAAGTCCACGGTACCTGTTTGCGTTTTCCTGGATCCACGCCTCAAGTATCTCCTCGGTGTTGTCGGTGTTGTTGTTTGTGCGTATGTAGAGAAATATGTTGTCCTTCGGGTAGTCGTACGCCTCAAGCGTCTCAAGAAAAAGAGGAAGTACCGCGCTCTTTTGCTTTATCAGAAGTGCAATGAACACGTTTGGCATGCTCATCAGATCAGGTACAGTCCTTCGTTGTAGAACTTCATGTTGTTTATTAGACGCGCGTCTGTAGGGTTTCCCTCAAGCGCAAGCAGACCGTACTTCATCGCGCTCTTCTTATCACCTAGGTAGTGTGCGGAAAGTGCACGCATGTCGTGAAGTTGCCATTTCCAAAGTGACTCGGACGATAGGTAGTGCTTTGTTGGCTCGCAGCGAGCGGCTAACTTACACGTCTCCCACATGCCGCCCCAGTCGGAGTCCGCGTAGTAGCAGCGAACCTTCTCGAAGTAATTTTCTGCGCAGGGATCGATCTCAATTGCCCTGTCGGCAAACTCCATTGCGCGTGTTGGTTGACCAAGAATACGACACGCCTCGCTTGCCCAGCGACACAACGCGGCTCTCTCAACGAACCAGTCCTTGCTAAATGAAAGCGTCTTCTCCGCGCTCGTTAAAACAAGATCCCACATCTTGTAGTAGTAGTACTCGCGCGTTAGGTAGGTCCAGATGCGGTGATCCTCTCCGTACTCCTTGGATGCGGCAACAAGCATCGGCAGATACTGTCCGCGTGACTTTGTGTTGTCTGGCTTGTGATACATCTTTGTTGGAATCGTGCAGCTGTATATACCTGTGTCCATCGACGGAACAAGTACCTCGTGAATTGGATACTTCCAGTACATGCCGTGTCTTGAGTGCATACGTGCGCACAGCCAGGTGTGTCCGGTGTCAAAGTCACACCAGATCTTGTTTGCTCCCGGAACGTAGTGCTGTCTTACCTTGTCAAAGAAGTCATCGTCAAGTGTCTCGTCCATGTCAAGTGACAGGCAGACGT